TTATTTGTTTTTACATTGAAATAAATACTCTTGATAAATAGTTTTTAAATCTATATCTTTCTTGTCTACTTTTCTATAAAAAGCTTTTAACTTTTTTGTTTCAAGTAGTCCAGAGAAGATTTTTTCTACAGCTTTCTTCTTTCCTTCAACATAGCAAATGTATTTAAAATCATTAAAGCTATATTCTCTCATGTCATAACCTCGCAGAAAACAATATCTTCTATATTAATGTCAATTATTCGTTCGTCAAAGCGCTGTAATTGAACTATGTTTCTTTCATGGTCCAGATAAACAGGAACTACATACTTGTATCGCATATGATGATTGTTCTTTAAAAATAGTACTTCTATTGACCAGTTACGCTTAAGTGCATCCTCTAAAACAATAGAATGCTCTAAAATATCATCCATTAAATTATACATGTTCTTCACCTCTTGCTAACATTATACGAACAAACGTTCTTAAAATCAAGCATTAAAAAGTATTGTGTTGCATAAAAATATGTGTAATAATAATCACATGAACGATTTTCGTTCATTATTTCATTCAACTATTAGCTGTTTGACATCCCGTTTTTTTTTACATCTGAATATAACAGCAACCTCGAACAAAAGCGTTTGGGGTATTTTTTATTTTCCATAGAAATTAATTGATATAACAATTACGCTAAGCTTATGTTTAGCGTGTTTTTTTTGCATAAAAAAAGCCCTAACGTTGAAGTTATGGACTGACATATATAAAAAATAGAAGTTGACAACTTTAAGGCGACTACCACGACAGGCAGCTTACAAGCTATGACTAGCCTTGACTAATCATTTATGCGACACTCAAAGAATTATTATCTAACTTCTTAATCAAGAATAACAAAAATCAAACAAGTTAGCAAGTATTTCAGGCATTTTATTTATAACAAATATCTAGATCACAAAAATGTCGCGGAAAATAATGGTCACAACCAATATTACATAAACTTAAAAGTTCTCTATTTCTCTTATCAGGTTTATGTGCTGTTACGTGATTTCTACATACTCTAAAAACTGTATTAGCGAATAAGTCTACAACTTGAATTAAATCTTTATTTTGTGAATCCTTATATGATGTTTCAACAGAAGAGAAAATTGGATGTTCCATTGTAAATTTAATAGTTAAATATTCTTGTAAGCTATTTAATGATTCAATTGCGGTATTTCTATCATCTATTTGCATTTTCAAATAGTTATTTGCTGGGTTAATTGGTATTTTAGAAATTTCATTTACCGTTAGATAAATAAAATAATTAAAAGACAAAGATGTATTATTCAAAAGATGATTGACTAGTTGGTGGTTATCGACTATCTTAAAATGAAATTTAGCATCTGATTTTGTTGAAAGCATATTAAATATTAATTTTTTCATTTCAAAAGGCATCTCCGAACCTTTTATCTCTTTTGTAATATCTAACTTACTAGATGGATACCTTTTAAGATATTTTAATTTTGCATCTCTGAACTGTCTAATTACATTATATGGTTTCTCTGTTTCTAAAAAAGCAATAACAAAATATCTGTTATTAAAATTTTTATTTTTAGTTATAGTTCCTGATTCATCTACAAAAAGTCTCATCCCAGTTCCTCCACTTTTTTACTTAAATTATATTATACTAATTAAGTTTGAGGAAGTGGAACGTATGTACTTATAATTCGAAGTTATGAAAAATCCCCATCAATATAAAACAAAAAAGCCCCCGAAATAATAATCGAGGGCATTAAACTAAATCTTTTTAACAAACTTCGTGTTAGCAGTGAGATAGTAACCAGATTTCGTTTTCAAGCGAGGTGTTCCGCCTTTTGTTTTAGCCATTCCTGTAATCGTGAAGATAGTGCCTACCGGATATGTGCCACCGGTTTTATGCTTCTCAGTAAAGTCTACTGAATTGTATAGATCACACTGTACTAGTGTTTTAACTTTTCGCGGATTTTCTGTGTAGTAAACGTTCTTATTTGAGCTTGTAGAAGTCGCAGGTTTGCTTGCACTTGTCGATGGGGCTTTTTCACCGCCAGCAGCATCATATAATTCAAAATGCGGATAATCTTTAAAAGACTTCCAATCTCCGCCCCACTCAAATCCTTCTGCTTTCATAGCTGATACAACTGTTTTCCAGCGCGAAGTTGTCGACTCCCAAATAACATTTTTTCCGTCGCTTGTGTATAAACACAAGTCTACCGCTACACCGTAATTATGATTAGATTGTCCACCTTTCGCATTTGTGACAACTGCGCCAGGTTTTGTTCTGCCTTGTGCGTACAGTGCATTTTGTTCTGCTGACGAGCGATAACCTTGCGCAACACACAAATAGATTCCTTTTTTCGCCATTTTTTTAATTACATTTCGGGTTTTATCTGCTACAGATTTATTCATTCCAGAAACGTTTAATTTACGATTTGCTTTTTCGATTAACCATGCCTCTGTTAATGCCATTACTTATCATCCTTTCTTGGTTCTGAATAATTCATTACTTTTAAACTATCGGAGAATTTACTAGTCGTTGGGTCCATCAAAATCCCGATAACAGCTACTACTGTTGTAACAATCGCCATTGGGCTATTTAGGAACCTTACAAACGAAAGCCACAAAGCAGACCAGTTATCTAAATCAGATATAGAAAAACCTCCCGCTGTCCATGCGACGCCAAGAACTGTAATAAGTGTTGCTACAACAGTTCGCCAGTTTTTCAATCGTACCTTCCAGTTAATTTTCATCATTTCACCTCCTTTTCATTTTTTTCAGTAACATACTTCCAAATCGCTTTATCTTCCCGTTTCAATAAAGCAATCTCTTTATCATGATCGTTTTGCTTTTCTCGTAAACTCATACGATCTTTCTTGCTTTCGGACATTTCTTCTCTTAGACTTTTTAAAGTGATATCCAGAGAATCAATCATATTTCTTAAAGGCGCGACTAATGCCCACCTAATAACAAAACCTACGATTGCCGCTATTAAACTAATTAAAGCTATTAGCTCCCCCACACTCATCCCTGCTATCGAAATACTCCCAAGTACCAATTTTCATCATCTCCTCATTGTCACTCCATAAAAAATAAGCCTTGCTGGCTTTAATCTAAAACATAAAATAATTGATTTAACGCAAAATAAGTAACGCTAGTGTCGGCAGGCATAAAACTCATTGCATTGGCGGAAGACGCATGTACTCGACCACCAGTCGATTTGCTCGTTGGCGCGTAAGCCATCGCCGTTCTTGTTGTCTGTATCTCAAGAGGCACAGAAGCAAAAGCGTTAGCTGATGCCCATGCGGTTGATTTTTGAACTTGACCACGGAAAAACACAATTCTAATTCCAAAAATGCATAAAATCATATATTGAGGTGTATTAAATTCGGCTGTAGAATATCCTGCGTTAAGCGGTAAATCTTTCCAGCTTGTTTTATAAAACGAATCTGCATCAATTGAAAGCTTAATATTTCCATTCTCATTAAACTGCAGAGATTTACTAGTTAAAATAGAATTTCCTAGGCTACTTTCCCCGGCAACATCGATTAGTTTCTGCGCAACTTTGTATCCGCCTAATGTACTGATGATGCTTTCTAATACTGCCGACCCTATACCCGTAGGCAAATATGAAGTTGAATTGAACCCGTCATCATTCATTTTGACAGTTCCAGTGTAAAGATTATCGTCGCTATCTTTGTAATTTATGTTATGAATAAACTCCGCACCAGTAATGCTACCACTCTTCACATCACCAAGCTCGGCAGTGATAGCGGAAAGTTTACCCACACGCAATGCGTTGTAATCCAAAGGTAATTCTACCCAACTATTCCCGTTCCAAGTAAAAACACCAACAATTGTTTTAGTGTTTTCGTCTATTTTAAACCATGTGTCACCTTCGACTGGAGCGCTTGGTTGAGTTTTATCAAAAACCGGTTTATGATTACTAACTGATTCAATCAATGCATTGTTCGCAACGGTAATCGCCTCTTCTATTTTTTCGTTAATTTCTGGATCTGCTTCCTTAATATCTAATGTTTGACTCACCCATTTTTCTCCATCCCACCTTCTCAAAACATTTGGTGTCACACTACTATCCATCCACAGTAAATCGGTGGTCGGGTTTAACGGTGCTTCACCAGCTACTATCGCATCGTTAATATCTGTTAATGTTATTTCCGCTGCTGCTCTAATTGTCATTATCCAACATCCTTTCTTCTGGCATAGCATAAATACGATTGTATCGTTTGCCCGCCTCTCCTTGCCCTAAATTTAGCTGCATCATTCGCTTGCCATTTGCATCAAGAAATGGATACGCTCCTTCGCATTCGTTAGTTGAACCTTGTGCAGGATAGTATTTTTTTTGAAAAACATGATGATAAACTAAACTATTATTAATCATATCCCAACACCAAACTTGATTTTTATCAGTGCCTGTAAAACTCCCTCCGGCTGACAAATACGCGTATGGAAACATTACATGCATTCCTTGCAACGTATATAAAGTAGTTGTAAATCCACAGTCTTTTGTCCTAAATGTATATAAAGGAGCTATTCTGCCGGCTAATAAATCAGACTTTTTAAAAACATTAATACTTAAATTTGAAACGCCTGGACTCATAACTACATAGTCGCTTGTTTTATCGTATGTTACTCGGAAACCGTCAGGTGCTTCAAGTTTAAATGCCATCGACTCATCGTAAAACTGTTCTTTCAAAGGGACATATTTAAACATTGCTATCGCCTTCTCTGCTTGGGGCAATGGTGTTACATAATAAGACCAGATGTGCGCCTCACCAGACGAAGTGTCCACGCCAAACATAGTCCCATGTCCTCCGCCGAGAATCCACATCATATCGACGAAAGTACCATCAAGCGTAGTTCTATAAATATTGTATGATTGTTGTCCACCGACTTTACTTTTTTTACTTCCATAATATTCTTGCGACCAGTATATATAACCATTTTCCACGTCTATTTGCGCACATTGCATAACCGATAAATTTACTTCTATCCCAGCAGGGAATTCGCGTGGAAGTTCAGCATACATATAACTTTCTTCTTCATTAATCATTAATATACTAGCTTCACTTCCTTGATTGACCGAACATCTAATAGTGGCATTGATAAAAACGTCTTCTCCAGAGATATTAACAACATTACCTACGCCTATCTGTGCGTCTTCCCAAACCAAGTCGTGTGTACCGTCGTTGTTTAGCTTCTCCCAAATAAAATCACCACGCTCAATACTATTCGTTATGTTTGTTTTCCCATCGTAAACTCTTGCAATAAGTTGTGTAGTGCCAGCGTTATTTTTAAAAGTAGAACCACTCGTGCTAAATAATTCTACTTTCCACGTCTTCGTTTCTTCTATTTGTTTTTTAGCTTCTTCAATTTGCGCTTGAAGTTCCCAAATAGCCAGTGGTGTGACGTTTTCCAATTCGATATAATCACCAAGAACAACCTTGTTTTTAGACGGATCACTAAAAGAAGTTGTCTTTTCTATGATTCTTGCAGATAAAGTTATGTCCATGTCCAAGTCGACTACTCTTACTGTGTCTCCAAGTGTGACTTGGTGTGGCTCATAGCCTAACATCTCTGCTAGTAATATCACGTCTACCTCATATGTGGATAAAGGATGATTAACTTTTTCAAGCTCTAGTAGCGCCCAATCTTTTAAAGCTTGCGCGTTTGTTATTGTATCTTTTGTTATGACACCTTTTAAATATTCTCTGCCATCGTTATACAGCCAGTTCGCTTCATCATCATAAATGTAATTTAAACCATTATTAACTGATTTAATTGTCAAACCATCTTTACCAAGCGGGATAAGAGCAGTGTACATCGTTTTATCAGTTGTAATTCGTTTAAGACCTTGAATGTCTCTTGCGTACTCAAATCGTTTCGCAGTATTGTTGCCTCGTTCGTCAACTAAATCAAATTTATAATTAATGATTTGACCACCAAAGCTTTCTACGTAAGCATCAATTTCTGCTTTATATTCTGCAATAACTTGTTGTAATCCAGCTTGAGCCGTTATATTGTCTGCAAATTCAATAGTGCGTATTTGTCCAACAAATTCTCTCTTACCAATTGACCATCCTGTCTGTTGTAAAATATATTCAAGCGCCATGTCAGCTCTTATATCAGTCAGTAATTTATTGGAAATAATAGTTGCATTTAAATCATAAATAAATGCATTTTCTGCTGTTGCTTTGATGTATCGTCCTTGCATATTTAACCCGTTTTCAGATTCATAAATACGAAATAATCGTAACTTAGCTTGTTCGTCTTCAAACAAAATATAATTACCTTCGTGAATATGTTCAGCCATTTCATGTTCTGCGGGGATGGTAACAGTGTATGTGTCATCAAAGTTTTCAAGCTTCTCATTTCTCTCATCATCCCAAAAAGGACACGAAAAAGGCATGTCATTAGATAACACGCCTACAGTTGTTCTTTGTCTATTTAGAATTGTTAACATTCTATACCTCTCCTAATATGTCGTCGGTCTGTATTCTATGGACCACTCCGCTCCTTCGCTGAAAGCCACTGGAGTTTGATAGCCACCAAAAAACGAAGGAAATGAACTTCCAATTGCTAAATTTTCCATGAACACTGAACCATTTTTCATTATGACCCCAGCTTCACAATCAATCATAATCTCATCACCTTTATGGATAATAACCTCTGGATTATTTTTAACATCTGCTTCTGGATTAACTTTTTGTACAACCAAGTCGCAAAAAACAACATCATTGTCTTTGTAAGTTTGATTATTAAAATCTTCTGGAATATCCATTTTTGCCATGTAAATTCCGATGCCTGCTAACTTAGTAGCAAATTTGTTATTTGAGTCTTTCCATTTGTAGGTTCGTTTCCAAGCTTGACTACCTTTATCGTTCAATTTAACTATTTCCGCAATAAACAACTGTCCACGCTTTTCAATAGATAGATTAAAGTACGCATCTGAAAATTCATTATAGTTATTTCCGACTTCATACGTCGTGTTTATTGTTTTCCAAACTTGCTTAGTCTTTGTTTTACCTTTTTCTGTATACTTCACTGTTTGTTGTACTTTTTTTGAATAAACCACTTTCGTATTCTTTTTCTTAACTACTTTCCCCTCAGTTGCAGCAAAAAGGTATCTATCTTTCGTTGTTCTCCCAATCTCTAGTCCCAAATTCATAGCTCTCCCATTTTGGGCATCTTTAATCATAAATTTACCAATGCGTTTGCTATCTTTGTCTAATAAATACAATTCTATTTTTGTTCTAGCGCGTGGGTATTTTTGAGTAATATTTGCCAATCGAGCGGTTACTTTCCAATTGTCTAATTCTGACGTCAACATTCGTTTCATTACAGGACCTCTCCATGATTTGTAAGGCGCGGTTTCTGTTTTTTCACCATAGGAATTTACACGAATGGTATTTATAGTTTGTTTAAATGAACTTGTTTTCGCAGGCTTACCATTTTCTAGCTCCCAAGTAATATTACTTTGCCCAATACCATCCCACAAAGTCATGTCATTTGCTCTATCGGACAACACGTTCTCATACATTTTCACAGCTGTTTGTCCTGTATCGGGGTCAATATCAGCCCCTAGAAATATATAATCATCATCTGTTGCAAATGATAGACTAGTTAAATCGTCGGTTGCTATCGCATGAATAATTGGACTTGTTGATTGTGAACCCGCCACCTCGATTATAGCCGGGCTTTCTGGTAAACTAATTTCTTGTTGTTCTCCATATCCACGAGGATCACTACATATAAATGTAATGGTTGTTGTATAATTATCTGTCTGTAATTCTGTTAACTCTGCCATTTGGGCAAAATGACCGTAATAAATCCATTCCGGTTCATCATCAAAGATTATTTCGCTTTCAAAACTGTTAGTTTGGATGATTAAGTTATTAAGATCGTGTGCTATTTCTACTCGTTCAGTTTCCGATTTCCCCATAAGCGTAATATTAATGTCAAAGCTTCTAGTACCAACGGAATTACCAAAAAAGTACCCACCAATTTTGGCAGGTACTTCTTGGATATTCTCAGTGATATTGATTGCATTTCTTTTGATACTATTAACAACTGCTGGAATGTCATTGCTATGAATTCCGGCGTACGTAAATCCTATTCTAGTCACGTTTTCTAACCCCCTGAACTCGGTCTTTTCTACTTATACGATTGTTCTGCATTTTTGTAATTGCAGGTTCCACTAAACTTCCGACCTTATTTGTGTCCATGTATACGTCACTATTTTTTTGAAGTAGTTGCATCAAAATCTGATTCTGCTGTTGAAGCAATAAAATCATGTCAGAATTGTCAGGACTATTGACAACAACACTTCCTCCATCGTTCATTCCAATGATTTCTTTTGTTTTTTTGATTAATTGAACCGCTCGATTTTTCCGAGTAAGCGGTATGACTACTTCCGGCTTATTGTTCTCAGCAACTTCTATCATTTCATTTTTCTTTACAAAACCACCATTAGCAAATCTACGATGCCCTCGTGGTCCCCAACCTCGTTTACCATAAGGTAAATCGTTTCTCCATGACGAGTTGTTGAAGAATGCCAGTAACTGGTCATAACCAGAAAATATATTGTTATGCCCTTTCATTCTATATGCATTGAATGTCTGTGGGATATATTGAAGCAATCCTTTGGCTGGATTACCTGATAATGTATTAACATCCACAACAGCAGATGACTGAGTAATCTTTTCATTACCGCCAGATTCACGATGAATTTGTGCAATAATGCCTTTTAATTCACTACCGGACAAATCCACTTTCATGGCTAGAGCCGCTTTCTTAATAACACTAGACCAAGCAGATGCTCCTTTCCCAGCCGGTCCTGCCACTGGTGCCGTTTCTTTAAATCCAGATAGCATTTTTTCCAGAGGTGAACCGATACTATTTTTCAAATAGCTCATTACATCAGAACCTAAATTACCATCGTTACCCATTTTAACGCCAACAGACAAGCCACCAAAAAGTTTATTTAAATTTTTGATAGGATGCGCTGCCCAGTCAAAAGCTTTTTTAGAAAAATCAACTACTTTTCCAGCTACAGCTTTTGTCCCATTCCAAGCATCACTTAAGAAATCATTGATTGTTGAATTGCCACTTGCAAATCCAGGTAATGTTTTACCAAGTCCACCTTGCATGACTTTTTTCGAATCTGCATGGTTCAAAATTTTTGTGCCTGGCGCAACATGCGTTATCTCTGCACCATTTGCACCTAAAATCTGAGCTTGTGCTTTGCGTTTATTATATGCAATCTCAAATCCTTCTTCACCAGCCATAATTTTTCCGGACGCATTATTAGAACCCTTGTAATCCATCGCTAACTGACTGCCGTACGAAGTTCTTTTACTAGTATTTATTTTTTTTGTGTCATCATTATAACCTTTTGGTTTCCATTCGGGTATCGTAGGTAAACTAAAAAACTTTAATACTTTATTTACTCCACCGGTGACAGAGTTAATCACACCTGCTAAACTGACTTTAAAATTATCCCATTTTGATAACGAGTCCCCAGTTTCCCAATCAACTTGTTTCAGATGTCCAGAAGCTTGTGATTGAGCTTGACTGACTACTTGTTCGTGCATTTCAGTTGCCGCTTTTACGGTTTTATTTTTTTGACTCTTAGCTTTTTTTACAATATCATCATGTTGCTTTTTCGTAATATTTCCGTTCACATAGTATTCTTCATCAGCAGCAGCAACAACTTTTTTATATTTACTATTCGCTTCTTTTACAGCTCCGTCTTTAGCACGTTTAGATTCTTTTACGACTTTTGAAGCTTGCTCTGTACTTAATTTCCCACTACTGTCTTTCAGTTTTCCTAATATTAATTTTTGTTCTTTTGCTGACTTACTCAATGAACTAACCACAGCAGTTTCTTGTTTTTTAGATATTGTTTGAATTTGATTACTATACATTTGATTACTAGTTTTGCGTTGGTTTGCAGCATTACGTTTGATAGTTGTAATTTTTTGCTCCTCTGAGGCGGTTAATACTCTACCTTCCTTTGCAGCCTTGTCGTTAATCGCTTTTATGTCCGCTTTCTCTTTCTTTGTTATATCAGCATTTTTGGCTGCCATGTCTTTATTTAATTTCTGGATTTTTTCATTGTTTTTCTTCACTTCGTCTAACGATAGCTTTTGAATCTTTGCTTGTTTCTCTTTAACGGCTTTAACATCAGCCTCAGATAACATGCTATTTTTAGACAATGTATTTAAATTCTTATCTGTGCTATTCTTAGTCTTCTCAAATGACTTTTCCACAAGTGCAACCATCCCATTATAATTTTTGCTAATTTTATCAGATGTTGATTTAGTGATTACATCCCCGGACATTTCCAAATACTTTAATTCAGAGATTGCGTTTTGAGACATAGTTTTATATGAGTTTACATTTTTTGCTGTATCTTTGCTAATACCTTTTCCAGATACATCTGTTTTTAAAGGATTGGAAAATGCCTTTTTAATTTCCGCATACCCAACCTTAGCTATTTTTATTTGATCATTGATTTGATTAACAGGTGCTAATAGTATAGGATGTTTTTTAGCAGAATCTGACAATCCATCCCACATATCTACAAATTTCTGTTGATATTCTGGAAATTCTTTTTGAACTTTTTTACCGAATGCCTGCCCAAATTTAGTTCCAGCAATACCTCCTATTGCCGCACCTACAGCTGTTCCAATTCCTGGAGCAATTGCTGTTCCTATAGCGGCTCCTGCTGCCCCGCCAGCTAAGCTCCCACCAGCGCTACCAGCTTTATCGCCAGCATTTTTCTTATTAATACCAATAAGTTGTGTTGCAGATAATGCAATTCCTAGACCAGGTAATGCCTTCCCGACGCCTTTCAAACCAGCCCCGATTTTTCCGAATTTGCTATAACTCGCAATATCGCCTGCCATATCAGCTGTAGATAATGCTTTTGTTCCTTTGCTTCCTTTAAAAAACGAGCCAGCTTTACCTAAGAAACCTTTACCTTTCCCTCCAGCTACCGGCAAAGCGTTTCCAGCAAGTTGCGTAGTCGCTGCATTAGTTCCAGCAGCAACAGAGTTTTCTGCTAACGCGGCTGTTAATTTCTTTACAGGTGAGATGGCGGCGGCGGCTCCTTTGGCAATAAATCCAAAAGCTAATCCAGCAACTGGTATTGCAACTGCAACTACTCCAGCTGTAGAGATAACCGTTTTAGTACTATCATTCAATCCATTGAACCAATCTGCTGCTTTTTGAATGTACTTTCCTAGACCACGTAATACCGGAGTCAATGATGTTCCAATGCTGATAGCAAAGGTCTCAATTGCACCAGAAATTTCTTCAATAGTACCTTTCAGATTATCCATTTTCATTTTAGCTACGTCATCAGCAGTTACTTTTCCCATTTCAGTGCGCATTTTCTTTATTCCATCCGCGCCTTCACGATAAGCAATATTCCCAGCACGAACTGCATCGGAGCCAAACATAGCACCTAGCGCTGCACTACGCTGTTCGGAGTTCAAATCTTTTAGACTACTTTGCAATAGACCAGATATTTCTTCTGCTGATTTTAATTCCCCGTTTGTATCATAAAATGCGGAGTGGACTGCGCCAGTGGAAACGGTCAATTCTTCAAATTCTTTGTTCACTTTAGAAGCACTTGCCTTTGGACCTGCCAAACTTTTAGCTAAATCTTGAATTTGTCCCATTAATTTGTCTGTATCATTCGAGAGTGGTTTAACACCATTTTCTTGCAATACTTTCATAGCAGTTTCATTGTCCACAATGCTTAAACCAAGGGAATCAAATTGTTGCCATGCCGCTTTTGTTGTAGGATGCAACCTTTGTAGCATCGTTTTTAGAGAGGTACCTGCATCAGAACCTTTTAAACCATTCTGCGCAAATACCGCTAACATTGTTGATGTATCGTCAAATGAGAGACCAACACCACTGGCAACAGCAGAAACTTGTTGTAAAGACATCTTCATTTCTTCTACACCTGTGGCAGAAGCATTTGCTGCACCAGCTAGAATGTTTGCCGCATCCGCCACGCTTAAATTATCATCCTTGAACGCATTTAAAACTGTAGCTGCAATTTCTGCCGCTGACGCTAAATCTAACTCGCCAGCTGTTGCTAATGAAAGCGCTCCAGACAATCCGCCATTTATAACATCTTTAACTGAAAGACCTGCCTTTAAAAGTTCTTCTTGTGCCTGTGCGGCTTCTAATGCGGAGTATTTCGTATCTGCGCCTTGTTGAATAGCAAGTTCTCTTAAAGCATCTTTATATTCATTTACCTCACCAGGAGACATGACAGATAAAGTATTCGACATTTGTTGCTCAAAGTCTGCCGCTTTTTTTGTAGCGAAACCTAAACCAAGAGCAACTGGAGCCATGTACAAACTGCCTTTTTTACCGAAAGCGACAAGTTTATCTCCTGTCTCATTTAATTTTTTTTGATACTTGTCTAAATCTTGAGTCACTGTCCCCCATGGTGAGCTTTTAACAGCTTGCTCTCTCTTGAATTTCTTATAAGATTCTGTGGTAGTATCAATCTTTCTTTGCAAATTATTGTAATTTGCAACTTCATTATTTACTGCTTTTTCCCCTGCTGCTAAAGCTTTTGGCATTTGTTGTAATTCTTTGTTAAGTTTGTTGTATGCTTTTTGATTTGAATTGACTTCTTTTTCTGCTTCTTTTAATTCTTTTTCAGTTGCATTACCAGATTTAGAGAGCTGTTCAAAACGTTTTTTTGACTCAGTTAACGTTTTATTAGACTCTTTCAACTCTCCATTTAAAGAAGCATTTCGTTTTTCTAAATCTTTAAAATCGTTTTTAGTTTGAGAAACCATTTTGCTTTGAACAGATAACTTTTTATTAAGACCATCTAGTTCTGTTTCATATCGAGATAAGGTTTTTTCTCCCTTTCCAAATGCCGAAAGATTCGCTTTCATTTCGCTATTCACAGAGCCGAGGGTCCGCTTCAACCCTTTCATTCCCTCATCTACTTTGGCAGCATCTAAGTCTAGATTAATTGTCAATCCTTGAAGTTTATTCATTATTTACCTCCTTCCTAATTGACATCTTGGTATTGTGATACAAAGTCAACAAGTGAAACTTTGTTGTTTTCTGATTTTGCTTCTTCTTTTTCGATTATCAGACGGCATAACTTTTTGTATTCTTGATTATCTGTTTCTCGAATTGTCCAGCCATACTCTTTCATGCAGTAACGCCTAATTGCATCGAGATCGGACAAAAACTCGGTAAGCGTTATTACTTTGCTTCCTCATCTCCACCATCTTCATCCTCGTATTCATCTGGTGAAATCTCCCGAAAGACAGACACCAATGTATCGTTTAATTTCTTCGAAGGAATATTTTTTTTAAGAAAATCTATTGTAATGTTTTCATCATCAAATAATTTCACAATAAATTTTAACTGCATTTCCAAAATTGTCGTTTTCTTTGGATCGTCAGAAGTATTGATGTATTCTCTAATTTTTTCTTGTAGTTTCCAATATTCTTCTAATTCAATTACAGATGTATCTTCTCTCTCATATAGCTCTTTCTTTTTTTCTTTTTTATTAAATATTTCTAGTTTAATCACTATTTTCTCCACCTTTTTTATGATTTTGGTCAACAAAAAAAGAGTAGGATTTCACCTACTCTTAAAATATTTTATCCTTCCGGTACTACTGGTGTTTCAACAAAACCAGGAAAAGCCATGTTGTAAATTTTATCTCGGAATTCTTCGCCCACAGCCATCGCGAAAACGTCCCCAGCATCATTATAAACAAATTCACCAGTGAGACTAGTTGCTTCGGGTTCCTTTGGTTTGTCTTCAGACGTGTTTAATTTAACATCATCTTGTCCATACTTTCCTTTTAGTAAAGCAAAGAATACCGGTTCCCCTCGCAAGGTTTCACTTTCCATCACGCATGAAGCGTATGGTGGAGCAGTGTTTTTTCCTACCGTTACAATACCATCTGCATTCTTTTGACGACCCAATAGATCTTGTCCTAATTCAAACGGAAGTTCCATGATACCGATTGTTTGCTTAACATCACCAGAACCTTTTTTGGAAATGTAGTATGGACCATTCGAAGCGAAAACTTTAATAGCTTCGGCATCAAGACCAGAAATATCAGCTTCAACCGTACCACCTTTTTTATTCTTACCGTTTACTTCTACTTTTTTTGTTACTTTTTCGTCTTTTTCATCATAAATTCCAAAAGTTGCTTTTTCAAACCCGATTGTTGTAATCATTTATTTCACTCCTAATTAATTTTATTGATATAGCTTGTATGGCAATCCATTGTATTTTCGTGCATCTACGAATCGCCCTGTTTCTGGAAAATATTCATCTAAACCACCAGCGAGTTGTCCAAATCCTATTTGTTTCATTTCTTTTCTAACTTCGTCTTGTATTTTTTTTACTATTAACCTGTCGTTAGATTGCACATCAATTTGTACTAAAAAATCTTCCATCGTGGATTCATTACTGGAAAAATTAGTTGGTATTGGAACATCTAAAGGTATTATTAACAAGAAGGTTTTTGTAGAATCACCTGTGCCTGGAAAATCATAATATTTAATTCTCTCTTCGCAAGTAGTGTGAATGATATCGTTTTTACTTAATGTTGTATATATGACATTCAAAATATCAATCATAGTTTATCACCTATTTTCTTCTGTACAATTGCCCTGTAAGCTCTTTCAGATATTCTTATTGACCTGGCAATACTACCTGTTCCTGATGGTGTGATTTTTTTACCATTCCTTGTATAACCATATTCGTTGAGATGAATTATTTTGTACCTGTCTTTAGGACCTTTCCAGTCAATCTTTATACTTCTTACCCCTTTGTCATACGAAGGTTTTTCTATATTAATCTCATCAATCGATGCACCTGTGTCTTTAAATTGAACAAATTCACTTTTAAGTGTTTTTGCAACAAGGGCTGCGCCTGCAATTAGAGCAGGGTCTACTAATTGTGGCAAGTTTTCTCGTCCAAATAAATTAACTAACTGTCTTTCCAACTCTTCTACTCCAGTAACTTCTACACTCATGTTTGAACCCCCAGAAGCACATTTACAAAGCTATTACTTTGCAAGTCTGGGCTAACATCAATCACATTAAATCTTTTGTCTAAATAGCGATAATCTAATATTTCTACATAATGTTTGTTACTAACTGTATACTCACCTTTAGTATCTCGAATATTAATTGTGACAGCTTCTTTTGTTCCCGTGCCATGCAAAATTTCTAAATCTTTCATGGATGGTTTATAAACTTCTGCAAAACATTCGAATAGAATTACTTTTTCTATTTCACCTGGTTCAGGACCATTTACCGGCTGATATTCAAAAAAAACAACCGGAGTGCGTAAATCGCCACTCTGAACTTTTTGAGGTTTAAACTGAAACTTCATCAGATTCACCACTTTCAACTAAATAGAGAGAGAACCCTAAGCTAGTTATTTGTGATTGAAAGTTTTCATTAAAGAATTCTATCGAATCATTATACGCGTATCTAGTACGCTCAATGACCAATTCTCTTGCCATAAAGTGTTCATCTACATTAAACAGCCCGCATTTTTCTTGTAAATCAGCAATAGAAAAAGATAGCAACTCTTTTAGATTGCTATCTTCGCTATTGTGAGAAATATGCATACGCTCTTTAAATTTTTTAAGAAGGTCATCTGATACTTCCATGTACAGCACCTACTTTTTTTTATCTTTTTTTGGTTCATCCAGTCGTTTTAAAAAAGAAACTCCCAAATTGTCAGCGACTTCATCTGCACGTTTTACAGTCAATTCAATTTCGATTCCTTTTTCATATACTTCTTTTGTTTCTTTGTCTTTGAATTTCTTTAATACTTCAAATTTAGCCATTTACAATCACCCTTCCGGAGTTTGATCTGTTGGTTTGATATTTAATGTCCACACAGCTGCAGCTTTTTCGTCTTTAGCTTTACCATACGCAAATTGTTTTGCAGCATACAAGTTAAGATCTTCAAATGCAAGCGTTTGGTCAAAAGTAGAAATATTCAAGGCTCCACCAATAAGTGCATCATAACGTTTTGCTACATAAGAAATAGCTTTCTTTTCTGGAACGAATAATGATTCAATGATATTTAAATTGTAAGGCAAGGCAGTCACATACACTCCGTTTGCATTTAAGCTTGTGTACTGTTTTTTAACGTCCCAAGCATCTGTAGGATTGACTAGTAACGTAACTTCACCAGCTACATTTAGCGGCTTGCCATTTTCTTTTACGGAATGATATTTATATACATCTGTTAATTCATTAACAGTTACCTTAGAGCTAGCAAATGTCAGTGTTCCGGATGCAACTTTTTCTGGATATACACCATCTACTACGTTAGTCCCTTTTCCAACTTTGCGAGTTAGACCAACAGGCTTATCTTTACCATCACCAATAATAAACGCGCTTTCTAACGCCACTGCGAACGCTTCTTCAATTTGAGTAACTACAAAACGTTTCACCCATACAGGTCCAAAATTTTCAAGGTCTTTAGGAACTACTACAAAAGCGGTTAATTTATTCTGGATAGATTCTTCTTCACTGAATGTAGCATCCAATTGTCCTTTGATTTCACCAAAGATTTTGCCCCATACAGCAAGGCCACTAGTTTCGGATTTTAAGAACTTAGTACGTAAACCAGTCGTGCGCATTCCAATAGATGCAAGGAAAGGATGTTCAGTTGTTAAATCTTCAAAGATTTCATCAACGACTGTTTGTGGTAGCAATGTTTCTTCTTTGTAACCAACTTCTTTATTAATATCATTGAAGAATTTAATTTCTTCATTCGTGATATTTTTGTCTGTTCGGCTAGCTGAAATATACTGGTCTGCCTCTTGACGTGCTTCTTTTTTTGCTTGGTCCATAATATCAGCAGCCATCGCATCTACCATTTCCACATAAGCCTTGTTTTGAATTTCTTGTGTCTCTTCGTTTTTAACAGCATTGACAAAAGCTGTTCGTTTTTCCTCATAATTTACAAGGTTGTTTTTTAATTTGATAGTCATAATTTATTTCCTCCTATTTTTGGGTATTAAAAAAGAAACCGTTTTAGCCCATTCATTTCTGGCTCTTCTGGTTTCTTTTCCTGTTCAGTGATATGTTGATCCAAAGTTTTCCCATCAAGTATCACTTCATTTTTTAATTTTGCAATTGCATCTTCTACAATGCTTTGAATTTGTTCCACTGATAAAGATACTTCTAAAATTGATTGTTTACCATTAGTATCTTTCAGTCCCCTAACTTTATCTAATGTAGCTTGTGGTAACATGCCGCCTGTACTTGCTACTAATTTTGGCGTTTCGCTATTTTCTTGGAACATCACACCATCTGCTAATCCTAGTTCTACAGCCTGTTGAGAATTTAGCCATGTTTCTTCTCCCATCATATTTAACAGTTCTTCTAATGTTTTTCCCGTTTTCAGCTGATAAGCATTAGCAATGGATATATTAGCATTTTGAGCAATTTCAGAGGCTTTTTTTAACTCTCTATAATCACCTCTCCCACCATACTGAACATTGTGAATCATCATTTGACCAGTTGGAGAAATTAATACTTCATTTCCAGCCATCGCAATTACAGATGCTGCACTTGCCGCCATTCCAACAATTTTTACAACTACATTGCCATTGTATGATTTTAATGCTGTATAAATTTCACTACCAGCAAACACATCTCCACCATTGCTATTTATCCAAACTTCAACTTCACCTGACGCATTTACCAAGGCTTCATTGATATCATTTGCACACGTAGCTTCCATATCCAGCCAATCATAAATCCATTTGTCATCATTTCCAATAATAGGACCTTTGACTTCAATTTTCGTCATTCGTTCTCACCTCCTTCATCAGCTGACTGATAGTTTTTAGTAATTAAATATTTATCTAATTCCGGATTATCTACTCGTTCAGCGCCCAATAATTCTCGAACTTCATTACGATTAAATGAACCAGAAGCAACCAACTTATCTACAGCTTCTGCATTTTCTATAATGTCTTTTTTGTGTATGATTTTGATATGTTCACCTGCTAAAAACTCGCTGGAAGTAAATAATTTAGCGTTTAATTCGTCTTCTAGCTTTTTAGTGAGTGGATCAATACAATATTCCATATAAGCTTTCATATTGTTACTCAAGTCTGCCATATCACCATGCAATAAAGATGATGGAATGCCGAGAATACTAGCCACATAGTCAATCATTTCTTTACGTAACTTCTTAACTTCATCAAAACTTTGACTATTATTCACGCTTGTTGTTCCGAATTCTTCATAATTGAAGCCTTCCAATTGAGGAACAATCGCAATTTCGTTGTTGCTAAACGAGGCGTAGACTTTGTCAATGTATTCTTGTAGCTTTATTTGTTTATCTTTATCTGCAACGCCTGCCATTTTGAAGTTGACAGCTCCACGAATTTGAAAGTTGCGCATTTGTGCGCGAATCATTTTTCCAAACAACTCTCCATAATCCTCGAACATCCCATTCGTGAATGCCGACAATCGTTCATTTCCATATTCTAAGAAAATAACATCATCCATGCTGAACTTTCGCTCGTAACAATAATTTTTCACTGTAACTCCTTCGAAAACGTCTGGAAATAACGCAAACTCGTTTCTCACATAACTATCAGCAATTAAAAAATCGTCTGTATCTGAAAGGACAATTAAGCACTCATTATCATAAATTAGCTTATAAATCACTTTCTCCCAAAATGAGCTTGAACTCATATCTGTATTTGGACGAATGTTTAACTTATAATACAATTTATCCCGCACGCTAATTTCTCCATTTTTTAACCTAAAATCAGATTTTGCAATGGTTCTCGCGATATGTTTTACACATGTATTTAAAGCCATTTTCTTTAAATATACTTTTGTAGTTTTGTCCTCTAAAAAGTCTAAATCCCACATCCACTCAATTTCTTTGTTTCTTTTAAACAGTTCTGTAAAGAGTCCCAATTTATCACCTCCTAAAACGCAATCGCGTTAAGCATGTTCAATACCTCTTCTACATCAATATCTTCTATTTCATCCGCACGCCAAAGGGCATGGACAAAAGCCTGAAATCCATCAGTTTTACGTCTATGCTCGTCTTTTTTAAGATACTCTTTATTTCCATCCGGTTTGATTTTCACTGCAACATTATTTGTATACCAACGCATTAACGGATTATCTCCAAATACAATGCGATGATTAGCAAATAGTGTTTCAATTCGCGGAGCTAGCAAACTATGAGCTGCACGTGGATTTCTAATAATCTCCAGTTCGAATCCTTCTGCTTCAAATAATGGTCGCATCAGGTCCATTCGGAAATTATCTCCAATTACTTTTTGAATACCGTATCTTTCCCGCATTTCAACAAACCAATTGACCACATGACGAGGGTCGATTGTAGGTTCATCTACAATCGTCAGTAATCCCTGTTTTTCCCATTCTTTGATGGGTGGTTTAAGGTTTGCAACATCCAAATATCCTTTTCTAGCAAAAGAATGGGTTTTCCAAATGTAATCGTCACCTACACGAAACAGCAATCCAACAGCCGCGAAGTCCTTAACGCTTGCATAGTCAAATGCACCAATACAAGCTCGGTTTTGAAGTTCTGGCATTTCCCGGTTAGTTGCGAGAATGTCTTCCCAAGGGGCTACTACCTTTTCCAAATCTACTTCTGGAAGGTTCATTCGCTTAGTCATGAACGCTTCTCTACCGCTTGGATTATTCGTTAATGCCTCATATTGTTTTCTAACTTTATTTAGTAAGCGTTTAGAACGAGGACTTAATGGCTTTTCAAAAGCAGGATTTGCTTTTTCCCACATAGCTTCATTCTTGACTTCCTCTGGATTATCTAGCTTACAAATAAAAGGAAACATGCGGTCGTTGAGATTTTCACCACTTAAAATTGCTTTACTACGTTCTTCTAACTTGTCATAAAATCCTGCTCTCACAAAACCATTAGTTCCTATAAAAAATTCCCTGGGATTTGCGACTTTACCAAGCCCTCCAGAGAATACATCAATTATTTGTCTGTCCTCATACTCGTGTGTTTCATCATAAATAACGCAGCCTTCGCGACCGCCGTCTTTTGTTTTCGCATTTGATGTTTGGAATTTGAAAACACTATTTGTTCCCTTACCAATAATTTGCGCTTTCCATGCTTCAAAGTTGCCTTCCAATTTAGGATTTCCGTCTATTGTATTAAATACTTCTTTAAAACTAACTTTCGCTTGATCTTCGGAATTCGCCACTACTGAAACATCGTAATTGTTAATCCCGTGCAGCGGGCTTATAAAATAATTTGATAATGTACTTATAAACCCGTTCTTACCGCCACCGCGACCAAGGGTTACGAAGAACTCTTCATAAAAAAGTTCATTGTCTTCTTTAAAATATAAAAAAACAAATGGTGCAATAAACTTTTCCCAGTTATCCAAAGGAAAGTACCATTTTTCACTAAAAGCAATATAATTTTCTATCTGTGTCTCATCAAAATATATATCATCTCTACTAAGAACATGTTCTTGCAAGTAATTTATTAGATCGATTCGCTCTTTATTGAGTAGTATTTTTCCACTTTTATACGACTGTATATAGTTATCAACGTGTTTATTTGATATCATATCAAATCACTACCATCTTGGTTATCATTTTCGCCTTTGAATATAAAAGAACGTTCAATAGATAATAATGAAGTGTTGATTCGATTTTTTTCTTGTATCGCTGGATTAGTTTTCGTGAATTTTTGCGAACCGTTTTCAGTGACAACAACAGCACCATCCATTTCAATGCTTTTGTCTAACTCGTAATATATGCGTATTAAATTAATATAACGATTAACTTTTTCAAGTTCTTTCTGACTAGTAGTATCAATATTTGATAACAATTCTTTTTCCAATTTCTTTATGTTATATTCCACTTTTAACCCTCCCTCCTTCATGAGACTTTTTAATATTTCTGCGGAGAAGCACCCCACACCGTTCCCCAGAGCCAAATTAAAGTGCAAACCTTTGACCCGGGGGTATCACCAACGTTCATCATTCACCCATTTATTTATTTTCCTTCTAAATTGAAAGCGATTATGTTTTTTGTTATGACATTTTATACACAGAGTAGTGAGATTATCTATATCAAGCGCAAGTTCAGGATGATGTTCTAAATCATTAATATGGTCCACATCGAGTCTTTTATGCTTGTCTGGGTCATGATAATCAGTAAACACCTTTCCTTGCCTCTTACACTCTTGACACTCATAGTTATCACGCTTTAATACTTCTTTACGTATGCTTGCCCATGCCTTTGACTTATAGAATGTATGACGTTCTGCTTGTGTTAGCATTAATCCACCCCTATATAAAAGACCAACACTAATGTGCTGGACTTCATTGTTCTATGTATCCGTAGTTATGAGACCTGAATACTTCTACGGTAGTATTCGTCAATACTTTGTATTTCATCCAGTCGAATCCGAAATGAATTTCCGTCACTAGACACAGGACCCGTTCCACATTGTCAAGAGGTGTGTGTGGTTTAATATATACTCGGCAACATAGCAACCTCCCGCTATGTCATCATAAGATTATAGATGCTCAGTTCCGTCTAACAGTTCATGTTCCATTGCTTCGATTTCATTATCTGAAGCAACACCTTTAATCGCTGATATGTGAGACATCTTATTTGTTCTTGAGTAATAAGACGGAATGAACCCATTATGTTTGTTTCTTAGTTCTTGACGTTCTTTATATAATGCTTTAATAGAAGGAACAAGACGTCTAATATTTTGTTCAATAAATCTAGTTGGTATTCTAATAATTTCCCAACCGTGTTCAGATTTATTCAAAGTATTAAGGATAAACACATCTCGTTCTGAATCTTTACCAATCCTAAAACGATGGTGCCCTCCATCAATCTCTAATACAACCTTCATGTCTGGCAAAATAAAATCTACTCGTTTGCGCCCTATTCTTTGTTGTGTTTTTACTTTAATCTGACTTCTTAACAATTCGATACAAGCCATTACTTCATGGGCAGAATCAAACTTGCTACTGTCATTTCTATAAAATTGGGCTACTGTGTTATATGGGTCAAGGTATTCATCCATTTTCATACTACAGCATTCTTGCATTTCTATAAGATGTATTGCTCTTTCAAGTGTTGCTTCGATTTTGTGCGCAATATATTCTTTTTTCTTTTCTTCTAATTTTTTTCGATACTTATGTTGGCATTCAACGCATAAGTTTCTACCGCCAGACAAATCTCTGAAATGTACGGAAGCTTCCTGCGAAATATATTGCTCGCATTCCCAACACCTAACTAAATTCATATAGTCCCCTCGACTTTCATTTTTAATAGGCCCTGCCTATAATACTATAATAAACTTATTTTATTGTTCAAAACGGGCGTTAAACGGGCAATATATTTTAATATCCTAATCTTTCGGCTATTGAAAGGATGATTGTTTTGTTTCTTCTTCTAGCTGTACTCTCGTCCATATTCAACTTACTGGCAATCCATACCCAAGTTGGTTTGCTTCTGTCCCAGTATCTAAACTGAATCAATTGTTTATCCTCATCATTTAATCTATTAAGTACAGACTCAATTGCATTTATAATATTCTTTAATCTACTTATTTCTTTATCCATTTGCAGTAACATCACACGATCTTCCACTTCATTACTAATATTCCCCGCACTGCCACCACCTTGGTTCTCGTCAATGTATTCTCTATGCCAAGCGCCCAGTGTTACATTAACTTCCTTTTCCATCAATTCTTTTTTAGTAGAATGATAAAATCTTAATTCATCTTCAATAAGTTTATATTGTGCTTTACGTAATCGCTTTGACATTTAATCACTCTCCTAATAAAATTCTATCTCACACGTTTTGCCTAGTCTTTGTTCAATTAGTTTTTTCAGTTCTTCCTTGTTGACATGCGCCGTGTAATACTCTTCATTTTGATTTCCAAATATCGTTGTGAAGTTAGTAAACTTTTTTAGAAATTCCTTAGCATCTTTTTCGTATTTATCATTTTCAAACATTTTTAACCTTTCATATTTATCTAAACTGATATTTACATATTCCTCCATTGTCAACCAGCCCCATTTTTTTATATTTTAGCAATACTTGTAAAGGCGAAGAGTCACTTGTCATTTACGACTCCCATTCATATCCTCAACCATGACAAGAGAAATGATTAATAGTAAAATAAATTCTGCTTCTGCAAGACTAAGAAAGCCGAAAGCGCGCAATAATACGGTAATGAAAATCATAGAAAAATAAAATGAACTTAATGTTTTAAACATTCAATCACTCTCCTCTCATTCAACTTAGCCAGTCTTCTGCGACTATTTGACTTACATACTTTTTAACTGTTATATAAGAACTCACAAGTAAAGCCCCTACGACTACCGTTTCTATAGACCAAATAGTCAATGTACTAATTTTAATAAATAACGTAAATGAATTACTCCAAATCAGATGTGCCCAAACACCCATAATTGGTATCACTATACTAAAAAGCCACAATAGTAAATACACCAGCATTGCCTCGATTATATTCTTTGCCTTTGTTCTTAATCTATCTTTTTCAAACCGATTCATTTACAATCACTCTCCATCCATTCAATCAAATCATTCAAATAGAATTGCGCTTTCTTTAAATCCTCAATGCCATTCTTGTGCTCGTATCTTGAAACATATTTAAGTATGTTTCCTACAGCATATGACGGATAATCCTTTACTTTTGCTTTAATGTAGTCAAGTGTTTCAATACCGCCTGCTGTGTAATGTGATGGGTTGTTTACGTTGTCAGTATTTTGTTTTTTCATAGATACTCCATTGGATGCAAATGCTTTCATGGCATTTGCGGTGTTCTCAAACCACTTTGAAACTTCGTCTTGTTTCACTTTGTATTTTTCGATTGGTGTGTTGGGGTGTAAATATTTAGCATAAGAAAGACTCCCACAACTTGCTCCTTCTTCCTCTATATGCACAACAGTATTTTGCTTATTCCGTTCCCAAAGCTCCGAGTCATATGACGGAATAACCTCTCCGAAAAACCACGTCCATCCCTCATTTTTCAATTCTTCCAATAAAGCATCAAAATCTTCTTGTGTTTCTGTGTGATATATTTTCATTCGTTTTTCCTCCTTGTTTAATGGAATTGTCGCATCAAGACTCATAGCTTCAATGTACATCCTTGATTAAATTTCCATCTGTTTATAAATTTTTGAATATGACTGAACATTGTTATCTCTCCACGGTTTTCAAAATCACTCGGTTACAAAACCTATTTTGTAACCTGTAACCGTCAAACCCACTCTCCCAGAACGCAGTTACAGGTTACAAAAAAAACGGCGAAAAAGTTTTTATTTTCGTATACAGTTCTTAAATATAAATTAAATATAATACTTTTTATTAAGAAAAAAATGTAACTTGTAACTTTTACGTGTCTTGCTACTGGTACTATGCGATTTTGGGAGGTTACATTTTTTGCTTCGGGTTACATTTTTCTGTAACCAATTGTCAGAATATTACTCGTATTCCGCACAATTAACACTTCTGATAAATCCTTGCAGTCTTCCCATTTATTTTGACTGCCTTGGTCTCTAAATTCATCACATCTTTAATCGTCGCTCTTCATTTTTTACCACTCCTCTACTTTTTTATAAATATCAAAAGGTTCTATTTCTTTTTCCAGCGCATTATGCTTCACATAGATAACGGCATACTCTTTTAACGCCTCAATAATATCAAAATCTATTTCGTCCTTTAGTTGTTCTAAAAGCCAATCTGGAAAATCAACATTCATATACTCCCGAACATCGCATTTACTGTTTGTAATATCTCTTAGCTTCATTTTACCCCTCCTCCACAATTCGCACGGCTTCTGCAGCACTTCTTGCTACTCCACAAATAGCTGGCGTTATTTCCATCGCTTGTTGAAAGTTTTTCTGTTCTTGTCGTAACTTCCCTATCTCATTTTTCACTTCAATAAAAAACATTTTTCCATCTGTTCCGCGAAATCCGAATAAATCTGGAAAACCTTTCGGTAATCCTGTATCAAAAATTCGTCCATTTGGTAATTTCACTTTGCCAACATTGGCACGGAAAACGTAATGCCCATGGCGGGAAAGTTCTAAACGTATAGAATTCTGTATATCCATTTCTGCTGTCATGGAATTTCTCCTTCCTCAAAAATACGAACATATGTTATGTGTTGATTAAAAATAGCTAAATTATTAGCTAAAACAGTGCAGGTCAGTGCAAGTTTAGTGCAAGTTGGTTCAAACCTGCACTGTCCCAAATCCATTGCTATTACTTACTTTATTAATACTTTTTTTATTAATAGTGCAAGTTAGTAGTAAAATAAGAAAAGTTTCCTAGGAAAAATTTTTATAGAGAAGTTTATGGATTTTGGCGCAAACCTGCACTGTCAACTAACTAAAACCGTCAAACTCGTTCTGCTGCAATACATTCCACACAGTGCAAGTTTAGATGAACCTGCACTGCTAATAACTTGTTGAAAAGAATGGTTTGTTCATAGGATTGTATTCTTTATTCAAAGTTATGCATTTATATGCAGTTTGTCCGTTACTCCTCTTCTTCTCAAACTTCAATCCCATTTCCTTACCAAATTTCGTGCTGCTCATTAAATACTGTCCATTGTCTCTCGCCCACTCTCTATATGTTTCGTAGAGAGTTTTAGCATTGATCTGTTTGTTCTCGCCTGTTTCGCAACAGTCTTCAATAAATGCAGTAATAACATCCATTTCTGACTTGTATTCGGAGCTTGCTTTTTCTACTGCTTTCGGCATTCCTAATCCTTCTCGTTGCCATTTAAGAAATCCTTCAACTGCCCAATTCAATATACCAGTGAGTTCGCTTCGAAGTTTATACTTTAACTGCTTGTCTACCTTTTCATCTGGTATCTTCACGGTAAACGGTACTAAGTGCAATCTTCGCCATATCCCATCGTCTCTCCCTCTGATGATCGGTTTGTGGTTGGTCGCCATCCATATTTTGAATTCTGGTGTAAATTCGAACTCGTCTTTATATAAGTGCCGTGCAGTGACCTTATCGCCACCTGTAAGCTGTTTAACCAATCCTTCATCTAAACGCACACCTTCATTTGGTTCGGTTGTTGTAACGAACCTAGCGCCATGTAAACGGGCAATATCACTATTTGCATTACTAGATTGCTGTTTGACCATGATTGTTTGTGGCTGGATGTTTGTTGCATAGGAGCCAAAAATATCGTTGATAATATCGAGAAAAACAGATTTCCCATTTCGCCCATTGCCGAAAAGGATAAACATGACTTGTTCTGATGTAGAACCTGACAATGAATAACCGACAGCTTTTTGAATATAATTGATTAACTCTTTATCACCAGCAAAAATATCCTTTAAAAACGCTTGCCAAAGTGGCGCATCAATTTTATCTGTATATTCGATGTTGCTAATTTTTGTAAACATTTTTTGCCTGTCATGATTGATAAGTTCTCCATTTTGCAAATTGATATATCCGTTTTGTGTGTTCAAAAAATATTTGTAGCGATCGAATTCATCAGGCAAAACTGGCATTAAATGTTGTGCTTCTTTTAACATATTCGTTTTACCTTTGTTGCTTCTTGTTGCTTTTAAATGTTTCATAAATGCTTTTTCTGCATCTGATTCATTTTCCATGTAAGCAAACTCACTTTTCATATCTTTAATTACTTCATCAGCAAGTGTTTTTACAGCGCCTATGTTGTCATATTTCCAAACTTTCGAATCGTAGAAATAGAATCCTTTGTTAATGTATGAAAAACGAACAATGTCATGAAATTTATCACGGAAACGTTCTGCATTTCCAGTATCATCTAAACCATATACTTTTCGAGCAGTTCGATTCTGATTTTTCACAGTGATCGAGTAACCTTCTAAATCACTTCCTGGTTGATAAACCTCTGACGTATTGGCAATCGCTTTATTAATAACCATTTCTCCATATAATTGCGCTCCACGTTTTTGGTCCCATTTTGTTCGATACAAACCACTTGAACGGAAAATTTCGTCCATTTTTTCTGCATTACATCCTGTCCAAAATGCCAGCATATTTGCAAAAGCTAAGTCTGCTTCGGATTGTGAGGGATATAATCCATCCCATAATCCGTCGTAAAGTGTTTTAAATTGTGCGCCTTGTTTACTTCGTTCAGCACGTTGAATAATATCACTTACAGGCAAATCAACTGTAGATTGTAAATTATTTATTTGTCTTACTTCATTAGTCCCAATGTATTTCGTATGCAAATATTGTATTGCAGATGTCGCTTCATTGACTTGTCTGTAGTTATCAATTACTTGACCTGTCATAACAAAAAAACGACCATCTGGGTACATTTCGATATTTCCTTTACGACGTCCACCTTCTGGGAAGTTTCCTTTTGCGATAATATGAATTCCTGTTCCGCTCACACTGTACTCGGTATAGCTTGAGAGTGTTTGAATAAATTCAGCAGCTAGGTTTTCTGTGTTTCCGTATAAATAATCTTGAATGTCGTCTTGAATATCATCTATATCAACGCCAAAATACGGTGCTTTAAAATAAAATCCTAATCCATCAAATTGATATTTGTTGAGAGAAGTAAGGGCAGTTTCAAAGTCTGCCCAAGTTCGCTCATCCACACTATTTCCATAGGAACCATCATTTGCGTTCATTGGAATCTTTTTATTTTTGCCGCGCTCTTCATCCCAAACAAGTTGAAAAGCGCACCATTGTTTTAAGTTTTTTAATTCGTCCGGAATTTGTTCATACACGTTTGTGCGCTCCTCTCATTGCTTAGAACGGTAGATTACTCTCGTTTATTTCTGGCATAGGTTCAGCTTCTTTCTTTTTAAATACATGTTGTAATGGTCCGGTAATTTTACTTTCAGCCCATGCTTTCACATTTAAATTTTTATAAATTTGACCATTATGCTCAGACTCTTCATTTTTCACAGTAACTTGGCACGTCTTAGTTAACAGGTCTTTTAATAATTCATCCAATGTATTATAATCTTTGCCGTTAGGTAATTGGATTGCTTTAGCGATTGTATTTAATGCCGTTCGACTATATTCATTTGTTGCTTTTGCTTTCCATACTCGGTGAAAAATATGCGCATTCTGGAATTTTTGATTTACATCATTACGGATAATTAAATCAATATTAATGAACTCCGCTCCGTTTTTTGTCGCATCTTCATTTGCGTTGTATAAAACCACCTCATACGTACCATTTTCTACTCCATTTGTGAAAACATCATTATGATCTACTTTAAACATTTTTAAATTCCTTCTTTCGTTTTTATTTGATAAATCCTCTTGCTTTTCCTTGATGGAATGCCCATCCTCTTTTATAATTGTGTTCTTTTGCATATTCATATAATTCTTTCATGTTCGTACATTCGCTTGGACTACTATAATTTACTTTAAAAACTGCTTCTGTTACTTCTTGTAGCTCCACTGCATCGTCTATCTGTATTGGCTTTGCTTCCACTTTAAACTCATGCCCGCAATGCTCACATTGCTTATTGCTGGATAAGACTGTCATAAAGCAATCGGGACATATTTTCACTGGCGCTTCTGCTTTCTTGCTATTACTTCCTTTTTTCGGTTCTAACGTCCATGTGCGTTCCATATCCGGTAGTCCGAACCGACTTACATTGCCTACATGATCAATGATGATGGACGTTTTTTCTGGACGGTAACGCATGCCCCGCATAGATTGCTGAATGTAGAGAGACAAAGACTGTGTCGGGCGTAACATAATCACAGTAGAACAGTCTGGCACATCGAATCCTTCGCCAATCAAATCTAAGTTACATAGCACTTTAATCTCGCCATTTCGAAACTGTTGGATAATGTGATCGCGTTCCGCCTTTGGTGTTTTGCCATCAATATGTGCTGCAGTGATACCCACTTGTTCAAAACTAGCTGCCATTTTTTGGCTTTGATAGAGAGAAGAAGCGTAAAGAATAGCTTGCTGTCCGTCGGCTAATTTTTGATAATGCTTGATCACGTCTCCCCATACTTTTCGTTGATTGAACTGATCGTCTAATTGTGTGATGTCATATTCCCCGGTTCGTTTGATGTCTAAGTTACTTGTTTGAATAACTTCCGGTGCAAAATACTTATAAGGTGATAAGAAGCTATTTTCAATCAACCATTTGGCATCGACTTTCTCGATCAACGTATCATTTATATCGCCTAATCCTCCGCCATTAATTCGGACAGGTGTTGCCGTAAATCCGATAACTCGTGCCTCATGAAAGTATTCAATGATTTTTTTGTAGCTGTTCGCTAAGATGTGATGGCTTTCATCAATGACTATTAATTCTGGTTGAGGTGTGTGATCTAACCGTCTAACAATGGTCTGAACCATTCCTAAAGTGACGTGTTTCATATCAACCCCACTCACTTCGAGTGTATTTTGAATCTGATCAATCAATTCTTTCCTGTGTACCAGGAATAAAACATGATTTTTATTTTCTGTGGTTCGCCTAATAATCTCTGCTAAAATAACCGATTTGCCTGAACCTAACCACAGGGCGAAACAACTAACGGACGTTTACACCCTCTAATAAAAGCCTCCCTTACTTCGTTGATTGTATCGATTTGATAATCTCTAAGCTTCAGCATCAACATCACCGATTTTGAATAGGTCTTCTTGCAGCGCGAATTCTCGATTGTCTAACTGATTTTTGGCAAAGTTACCGTTGTTTTCAGATAGTAAAAACCCTCGTTGTCCTGTTTCCGGATTACGAATCAATCTAGCTACTACTGGCACGATCCCCATAATATGATTAACCACTTTATCTCGAATATCGGGTAAAAACTGGTTATATAGTTGACCGCTCTCCATTTGAATTTGGCGTGTTGTTTCCCATGCTGTGTAGACAACGTTTGTATCCGGCAAACTATTAAAGATAGAAATCATATCGATTAAATGCGTATCGAATTTCCCATAATGTTGCAACTCTGGTTGACCCGATTTTGTGTTTCGGCCATTAAACATCAGCCACAATTTTTGATAATGGCTTAAATTATCAATTACTACATTGTCATATTCCTCTGCATGTGCCTTCGCATATCCATAAAAATCAGCCATATCTTGTACGGGATTTCGAGGATCTAATGTCGCAATCATGATATTAGGTAATCCACTTAATACTTTCGACGTACCATCACAATCCAACATTAATGTTTTTCCTTCTAAATACTTAATCGTCGTTGTTTTCCCTGCTCCCGGTTTTGCATAGATCATGATGTTAAAAAAATCTGACCGTTTCATTTCTTCTGATTTAATAAATTCCAATGAAATCCCTCCTTATTTTATTTGTAGTCTTTCCGTTTGAACCAAAACGGCTCCTGGTACATCAATGCCTTTTTTCAAATCATCTTTTAACTTAGCCTTATCCAGCTTCTTAGGTTGTTCAACTAAATAATTAATTAACTTCCTCTCATCTTCTACAAGTACACTGTGAGGGTTTTTCCGAATATCTAATGTAAATAGATTCGTTTTTATTTTTTGCTTATTAGCAACTAGCATAGCATCATGTAGTGATTGTTTCAGTCGCTTCACATTATTGTTAATCGTGTTTTCTCGTTCTGATAAACGTTTAATTTCTACATCTAAAATAAGTGATTGCCCTTCTAATTCTTTAATAACAAACGCAACATTTTCTGCTTTTGTTTCTAATTCATCTTCAATGCTTTCAAGGGTATCTTTTAATGCCTCCGGATCTAATTGCTCAGCTAAATTTAATAACTGTTGATACTTTTCTTGAATGGAATAAAGTGTTGTCATATTAATCATCTCCTTTCAAAAATGCTGTTGCTGTTATTTTGCCTTTTGATGCAGAATACCACTTCACATTGTTTCTTTCGTCAAATTGTGGCTTATTTACATTAGATACAAACATCTTAGCTTTATCTGTATCTGCATTATATATACTAAAACTTACTGAGTCTGATTGTTCATATAGCTCATTTACTAATTGACTATTCCTATTTTCTTTCATTTTCTTGACTTGAGTTGCTGGTATGTTAAAGGATGAAAATCCGTCTTCATCTTCAACAGTAAGCAGACCATTGTTGTTAATCAGAACATGAAACTGCTCTCCGTCTACACATAATTCAGCTACCCCTGCCCTATCCTGCACTTCTACTTTATCGCCCGGTTGAATACTCATTTTAATCCCTCCACTTCATTTTTATAATCCCACATATCTTGCGATAATTTATCCAACCCAATCGCGAAACGTTCGAGATCTTTAGGCGTTTTGATGATTGATTTACATAATTCTTTGCTTTTTCTGTGAAGTAAACTGTTAGCTTCGTTGATGATTATTTGTTCTGTCATTTTTCACCTCCAATTGCATATTCGTGTTCCTCCTATTTATAAAACATCTGATGACCGCATCTCGGTTGATAGTCGTTTTCGCGAAGTGAGTCAACGAAATTACACATCACAGCAATACTATCGAAATCAGTGAAATTTATGGCGTCGGTTATATCTTTAGTCCAACTTGCTACAGGTGATAAATTACCAACAAGCGGCACGACAGCTCGTAGATATTCGTCACAATCCCTCTTGACCTTTGTTATGATATACACCTGTTTGCGGTCTTCTAACCTAGTATTAACACCCAAAGTTATGTCTATTAAACCGCACATACGCAAAGCATGATTCTTGTTAGTGAAATATTTGGCAAGGGCAGAGTTAGTTGTTTCTGTAATTTCGACGTGCTCGTCGCCGATACCTACACTTCTGACCATGACACGTTGATTGTATTTATTCATGTATACGATACGTTTATTAAAACTCATTTTTCTTCATCCTCCAAACTCCTTCCACAAACTGGACAGTAATTGATATTCCTAGCTGTTAAACCGTAGTAGCTGAAAACTCCTAAGTTGCCATCGCTGTCTAGTCTAACGACACCTGTTTCTTTATATTCTTCATCAAAACTCAGCAAAGACTCGTTATTCATCATAGAGTCATCCTTGCAATACTCACACATTATTTCGCCACCTCTCTCTTTCTTGCTTTCACAAGTGCGGTAGCAGTTCCTCCAGATAGATAGTTCCAATCAGAAGAGGAATACGTACTGAAATGGACTTCGATAATCTCGTGTGTTTTGGAAAGCTCGTTTAATTGGTCGTCTATGTTTACGTATTTCGTTTGAGACTCACTGTATCCCACAAATTCAAACCATTCCTCGTTCATTCCGCCACCCAA